TGGTGGTACGGGAAACCTGAGCAGCCATGCCGTTCACGTCAGCCAGGATCTCATCAGGAGTCTTATCGACCCATGCAGCAGAACCGCTGGCACCGTTGGGAATGGTGTACAGAGGGATGTTCTGACCGGGAGACAGAATGCCCAGCAGACCATGGGTATCATCACCGGCCCATGCGATCTTGTTCACAGTGTTGTCGTTCTGGAAACGGGCGGACTCACCCTTACGGGAATCCAGAGACTTACCGGCCATTCGGGAAGCACGCATTTCCTGCACAGAGTAGCCGTAGCTGGTGCCGATGGACCGGATCTGAGCCACAGAGGGCTGACCAGTGACATCAGCACGGGGCAGGTCGGTGCTGTAGTTGTCGATGACCTTAGCCATACCGGACTTATCGTAGGTGTAGTAGGTGATGGACTCTGCGCCGGCATCTGCCTCATGGGTGATGGGGAACAGGCTCAGTGCGGTCAGCTCGGGATACTGGACATCGTAGGACTTGGCCTTAACATGATCCAGCTCACGGGCGAAGAAAACAGAAGCGGCTTCGGCACTGTCGAAGCGGCAGCCTTCGGAGACCATTACGGCCTGGACGATAGGAGCATTGCGCAGCAGACGGGCCTCTGCTGCATCATAGTGGGTATGAGTATTCTTAGTCATTGTTATCTTCCTCCTTATAAGCGTTGGTAGCGATGACAGGGGCGTGCAGCTCAATGGCTGCGATCTGGACGGTAGCATCGAAAGCACCGATGAAACGGGCGTTGATAGCCAGATTGCCATCTGCAACGTTGGTGAAGTAACCAGCCTCATCTCCGGACTTGATCATGTAGACGGGTTCGCCATGGGCAGGGGTGACACCAGCAGCGACACGGCCGTAGATGTGGCCATAGCGCATAACACCCAGGGTGCTGTCCTTGCGGATATGGATCTTGCCTTCCATGTCGTACTCAGTGGTACGGCGGTTGACAACGATGCCCTCGAACTTGGCAGCGGTTGCATCTGCACCAGGCAGATTAACGCGGCCAGCAGAGGTGCCAGAAACGACACCAACGCCGAACTTCATCTTGCCGGTATCAGCTTCATTGGCAAAGGAATTGATGACATAGGGAGCCAGGTCGACAATGCCGCCGGCCTCGCCCATTGCGGTCTTGAAACCGTAGTTGATCTGTGCGCTCATAGGTTAATCCTCCTTCTTATTCTGGCGGTCGATCATACGCTGACGGGCATTGGCAGAGCCGCCCTGATCCTCGGTATTGCGACCGTCCTTATTGAACATCTGACGCTTCTGGTAGCCGGTATCCTTCTGGGAGCCGGCTTCGATGTCTGCCACAGCCATATCATAGGCTGCCCGGATGTAGGCATTGCTCTTGCCATCCAGACGCAGGCCGGGGCGAACTGCCTGAATGATGGCCTTGCGAGCCTTGATGGAATCCATCATTTCCAGACCATCCAGGTTGACCTTGCGGCCCATCATGCCGATCTGGATGCGCTCACGGACGATTGCATCCACGGAGTCAGCATTCATCTTGGGTTCCTCATCCTCAGGCTCATCACCATCGGTGTTGTCAGGCGCATCCTCGGGTTCGGGATCATCACCATCAACGGCAGCACCGATGACAGGCTCGTCATCCTCGTCCTCGACCACGGCGGGCTCAACAGCAGGTTCCTCAACAGCAGGCTCAGAGTCAGTCTTGTTGAAATCCTTTTCTGCCAGCAGGGTGTCGATGATGTCGAACAGGATACCCAGATCCTCGTCCTGCTGGGCGATCATGCCCTGAGCGGCCTCCATGTCGGTGGGATCACCGGCCTCGTCACGGCGGTCACGGCGATCCTTCGCCATCTGGATCTTCTCCTCGGTGGTCTGCTCTGCGCTGTCGCCAACGGGGTCCTTGACCTCGATTGCGCCACCGGCAGCAGGGGTGGCGTTGTCCTTGACAACAGGCTCTGCAGCGGGTTCAGCAGCAGGCTCTGCGGCAGGAGTGGGTTCCACAACAGGCTCGGTTGCAGGCTCTGCATCAGCCTGCTTTGCAGCAACACGCTGGGCACGTCTTGCCTTGTACTGCTCAATGGCCTTGGCAAATTCCTCGGGGGACAGATTGCCGTCGGTGCGCTGAGCTTTGGTCTTCTTGGGGTTCTTCACAGCTTTTCCTCCTTTAAGAGTGTTATCAGGGTCACGACCGTCAATATTCAGTCGTGCCTGTTCACCGGCTCTGGCCTCTCGGACAAGTGCCAAGTGATTGATGCGGATGTTTCTCTGGATGGCATCGTACTTCTGACCGTTCCAGACACCGGGAGTTTCCTCCAACTCAAGGTTGTAGCCCAAGGACAGTTCCTTCAGTCCAGCCTTTTTCAGACCGTCTGTGTCATGGATGATGATCTCAGCACGAACGTCATCGCCGCTGCGGTATCCTTCAGTCAGAATCGTACCAATCTGTTCGTCCCTGACATTATCCTTTGTGACAAGCCCAGCGTCGTGAGTGATAATGATGGGGCGACCCTTGTACGTCTTCAGACTCTCAGGATCGAAAACATCCTCCGGGAGCCGCAACTCCCGCCTGATGGAGCCATCAGGATTGTGGTATTCGAAGATACCTGTGCTGGTCAGAATCGGCCTGTCGATCAGGTAGCCTTCTTTCGTGAAGTAAGTCTGGTGCAGCGGGAGGCTGTCCAGACGAATCACACTTACTAACTTTGGGGCCATGTATCCCCCTCCCTTCGGAGCTTTCTTTCTGGTGGCATTACTTTCTGTCAGCACAATCAGCGCCCGCATCTTCGGGGATCTCAACAGTATCACTGTTCAGTTCTCCTGCGGCGAATACGCTGCCACCTTCATCTGTGTTGACTTCAGGTTCCTCAGCATCTGCCTGAGTAATCAGCTCAGTCAGTTTCAGAGTAAGCATCTGTGCGTGTTCCAGCTCATCCAGCCGATGGGAAGCATACACTTCGACCATGGTGCTGTTGTTCTGCTCGAACTGCTCGATATCCATGCTCATGTTGTCGATCCGATCACACACCAGCTTGAGCTGGCGGCAGATTGCGGAAATGACCATACCGTTCTTCACAGCAATCGCTCCTTTCATAAAATTTAAGATCAAGAGCCTTCATGGGAGGGCCTCGGCCCGGAGAGCCAAATCCTTTCATCCACAATCTCCTTATCCTGATATTTCAGCATGAAAAAATGGCTGTGGAGAAAACTCCTCAGCCCTGTCATTGTTTGAATTTCAGATCTTGCTTTTACCGTACCGATCACGGTGGAATGTTTCTTCCCATCCGGCAAACTTATCACGAGTAACTACGTCCTTCTGGCACCATTTATCGCAGCCTTTATTGTCTTGCTTGCAGATGCAAACGGTTTTGCCATTCACGATCTCGACGTACACCTTGATTTCTTCCTTGGATGCCATATCACTTATTTCCTCTTCGGTCTGCTGTTTGGTTTATCGGAACATCGATGGTTTCGATGTCAAATACAGGGATTGCTATACAACGGCATACATAATCCTCCCCTGGGTGACATCTTCGGCCTGTATAGACCCGGCCACGACTTTTTGTGTCATACCACATTTCAGGAGGATCATCCCAGCTGAACACCTTTCCGTTAAGACTGCGATGGCAATCACGGACACGAGAGTCCCGGGAGTCAGACCAGCGGTAATACTTACAGCCGGCATCCTGATGCTGCATTTTGGTAATCTGTGCATTCAGGGTGGAGATCTGATCTCGGGCAATCATTCTGGCATGATCTCTGGACATCGTGTACTTGTCCTGAATATCCTTGCCAATTGCGGTGATGGATCTACCTTTTCGGAAGCCATCCAAGACGACCTCCTGGATCTCACCAAGGGTTTCAGTAGGGATGCTCTGGATTCTGAGGACATTTTCATCTACCCAGCGTTTCATCACTTCTTCATAGAAGTCATCGCTGTAATAGCCTTTCATCAAATCCACGCCAAGTGTTTGCTTGACAGATTTCTTCCAACTGTTCAATGTGGTATTCCGTGTGATCCGGGACACCTTCCGCACCAGATGGTCAAGGCCAAACTTTGCGAGCTTCTGTTCCAGTTTCTGAGCTGCCGCTCTGAAGCCGGTTCTGACTCTTCCTTCCAGATCCTGAAGATCATCAAATCTGGAATCACCGTGTTGATAAAGCTGGTATGCGGACATGATCCCCGGCAGTTCCTCTTTCAGAGTCTCGTTCAGGAGCCGCATATAGGCATTTGCAATCCGTTTGTACTCCCTCTCTGCTGAGTCGGGGTACATAGGAATTGTTTTACTGTTTAATCTGCTGTGACCGTGGAAGCGGGGCTGTACCGCCTTTTTTACAGCTTCTTGATGATGAATGTTGTTCAATGCGGTTACACCCCCTCCAGAAGGTTTTGGCGGTTTGTGCGGGATTTCTGCGAGTGGTGGGCCTTCAGGGATTCGAACCCGGGACTATCCGGTTATGAGCCGGAGGCTCTAACCAACTGAGCTAAAGGCCCGTATCACTTGCAAATGGTTTTGACCCAGCCTGCAGTTTACGCAGGGCGAGCCACTGTGTTATTCATAGGACCACTTCACCATAAAGCATCCTGCCCAGTTGCCATGGACTAGGCCCCTGCTGACGGGTCAACCCCCAACAGTTTGGGAGCTATAACCCTGCGCTCTGCCAGCTTTGGGTTTTGGTTTCTCCATAATGCTGGGCCGCGCATGACCCATCGCCCAATCAGAACGCTGCGCTACAGTATGGAGAATGGAGCCGCTGACCGGAATCGAACCGGCGCACCCAGCTTGGGAAGCTGGTGTTCTGCCATTAAACTACAGTGGCATAAAGAAGGACGCTGCATTACAGCGTCCTTGGGCGGTCTCTACATCATGGTAGAGCCGATTCTTCCGCAGGCTGGCAGCCCATTTATTAGATGGGAGTCTGCTTGCCCAGTTACAGACTTTATATCCATGCGGAATTTGGCGGGGACAGCCGGATTTGAACCGACGGATATAGGAGCCAAAATCCTATGCCTTACCGCTTGGCGATGTCCCTTTGTATGCGACCCCAGTTTTGCAGCATATCGGTCGCACCTTTTTGCCAACCCTGTTGGGATTCGCACTGTGCAGGTTCACCACGCCTGCACAGCACTTCCCGTCTTTCCGGGCTGTCGAAAGGAGAACAAAATGAAAAAGAAGGCCATCTGGCCTTTGGAGTCGGTAACGGGACTCGAACCCGCAGCCACCTGCTTGGAAGGCAGGTGCTCCACCATTGAGCTACACCGACATATTAAAATCACGACACCCCCGGGATGGTCTGTAACCACATCGAACTACACACCGACCTGGAACCTCAGCTCCGCCAGCACCACTCCACAATTATCCTTCTATCCATCCGCCGACATTTATCCGTCGCTGCAAGATGGCCTTTTCGCCTCGCTCTGTGATTCCAGAGCCATCCAGGGAATATCACGGAACTTTTCAGCCCTGCGCCCGTGCATTAGGTCGCATCCGTAAAAACATTTATATGCCGGGTCCAGCCACATCAATTAAATTGCTGTCCACCCGATCCCCATGCACTGTAAATCAGGTAAGGCCCTTGGCTATGTATCGTTTCAAGCAAGCGGTGCCATACTTATGGCGGAGCAGGTGAGGTTCGAACTCACGCACGTTCATCACGCCTAACAGTTTTCAAAACTGCCCCCTTAAACCACTTGGGTACTACTCCATTTGATAATCAAAAAAGCGGGGCAGTTATCACTACTCCGCTTTCGTTGCTTATTCATCAAAGTCCTCGTCATCTTCCGTCCGAAGGGTGTTGCCGAGGATAGTAACCAGATCTGCCGCCATCTGGCAGTGATCTGTCAGTTGCTCGTCGTTGGACGGTGTTTCTGCGCATTCAATGTCGCACATGACATCGTATACATCATCATAGAGGGCATCTTCATCCATAGCAAACAGCTCATCTTTCGTGATTCTGCACTCTTTGCAAATGAATTCGATCTGCTCAGTCTTCAGTTCCTTCAGAACTTCTCTCATTTGTTCTGCCGCCTCCATTCTATAGTAATGATCTCACCAGTGATCTTGTTCAGCACAAGACGTTTTCCTGGAATGTCGTAGCAATTTCTGTCCGGATAGGTCTTATCAGGAACAACATTGCTGCTTTGTAGCAGCTTTTCGATTTGACCCATCGACATATTTCTTTGAGCAATCCGGTCATACGCATGATTGGAAAACTTTCTAACCGTGATCCCATCCGATGTCTTTTGACCTACGATTCTTTTCGAATACTTTTCTTTGTCTTCTTTACTAAGATGGTTCTTCTTGTGCGGACCTTCAGCATTCTTATTGCCTCTTGGAGCACCATCCTGTGAGGTTTCCATTAACGATATCGTAGCATATTCCCGACTGGAGTCAAGAGTTTTTTCGGAAATTAACGGAACCGTATTGGAGATTCTGATATACAGCTCCTTTACCTGATTCCGAAGCATATTGCTGTCTTCCGTCATAAGGTAGACGGTGTACAAGTCAGCGCCATCGCTTCTTAAATATTCACAGAGTCCCAGTACAGACTTAGCCAGAATCTCGATATTTTCCAGTGTAGTGTTCATATCTGATCCTTTCGATGTAAGAAAAAGCGGAACAGTGTATGCTGCTCCGCTTTAATTCACTTGTTGCAGAACTCCTGCCGGAACTCATGGTAGATCCCATACAGGGTGTAGTCGAGATAACTCTCAGCCTCACCACGGATATCATCAGGCACACCGTAGTATGCGCCGGCAATAGCACCAGTGATTGCTGCCAGAGTATCGCTGTCACCACCTACAGAGATGGCCGTTCTGATTGCATCCTCGAAGCTGTCAGATTCAAGGAATGCCTGAATCGCCTGAGGAACTGTGTCCTGGCAGGTTTCATTGAACCGGTATGTAGGCCGGATCTCATCAATGGTGAAGTCGAGCTTGTAGTAATTCTGCTTTACATGAGCTCCGATCTCTTCCTTGGATCTGCCGTTCAGGGCCATCCAAGTTGCGACCGCAGTGGCCTCGGCACCCTTGATTCCTTCAGGATGGTTATGCGTCACAGCGGTAACCGCACGGGACAGTTCCCTGGCTTCTTGCAGAGACCATGCCACATAGGCAACGGGGCTGACTCTCATTGCTGCACCATTGCCGAAGCTGTTGTAGGGCTTCGGGTCATCGGAGTACATCCACTGCAGGAAGCGGCCACCATATCCGCAGCCGGGATATGGGCGGCCTACCTCTTGCATATACTTGACTGCGAGATAGCTCAGTCTTTCCCCGGATCGCTTCCACTCAACCAGTGCCTTGGCAATGGCGAGAGTCATAACGCTGTCATCCGTTGCAAAGCAGTCTTTTGAGAAAAGCGGGAACTCCTTGCTTCTGTGATTGTCGAACTCGTAGATGGAGCCTACGATGTCTCCTACAATAGCACCAATCATAGGCCACACCTCCTTATTCGTCTTCGCTTTCGTTCTCGTCGATATAGTAAGGGCAGGATTCACCCTTCCACAGAACGAAACCGGGCTTTCCTTTCGGGAATGCCTGACAAATGCCAAGGGTGCAGCCCTTCAGCTTGTTGCCATCACCGAGATCCCGGTCCTTCTCACGCAGAAAGCAGTCCTTGCAGGGAATCTTATTCTCATCGGGATGATCGCACACCCAATTGTCGTTATACCATCTAGGCTTTTCCATACACATTCCTCCCAATATGGTAGATTATTTGTAACGATACGATAACACAACCTACCAGAAAGTCAAGTGTTTTTACGACGTTTCCGGTGTTTTGCGAAATTATTTCCGATTATTCGTATTCCTGTGCAATTACCTGACATTCGACAGTGTAGTGGTTGTACTCATCCCGTGTCAGATTGGTAATCTGCATTCTGGTGCCTCTCTGAAGGATCGTCTCAAACTCACCAGAGAAATACTCTTGTCTGGATTCTCCGTCCCAATCCCGCTTGGCACCCTTGCCGTATTTTGAGAACGGCTCAGCATACATTGCTTTTGTCCCGGCGGGACAGTAGATCTTCATGTACACACCACTGGAATCAAACCCCTTGCCTTCTGCCGAGGAGCAAGACATGAACGCCTTGTCAGAGATTTCTTTTCCGATGTAAGCACCGGGATTCTGCTTGCCCATAGCTTCGTAATCAACTCCGAGCATTTTAGAAAGCGCCCACCGGTCAATTCCTCGATAAAGGAAAGTATCCTGCTGCAGTTCGCTCTTATCGATGGTCTCGGTCATATCCTTGATGTACTGGCCGATCTTTTCAGTGGGTTTGGAGCCACTTCTCAGGCAGTCATTGATATCAGAATACGAATGGCCCGTGTAGTTGTACAGGGCATTTCGCGCATCATCAGATGCTTCTTTCCAGATTCTACCGGACTGTTCACGGAAGATGTCATCTGCTTCCTGAGGCTCGGTGGTGTGGAATGCAGCTTTCTTTCTGGCAGAGCTGAACCGATCATCGTCCCTAACCTTCATCTTCTTGAAGTTGGGATTCTTATCGTCAGGAATAAAGATTTGGACTTCATTATCCTCATTATCAATCGCCAACTCCCAGTAATATTTTAATTCACCGGTATCAACATTGATAAACTCAATTTTGTCGTTGCCTTTCTTCCACTTTCCGTTGCTGCCGATAACGATAGATCCTGTAGGACAATTTTCGTACTCTTCTTCACTTGCTTTATGTGGCTTAGCAAACTGCTTCTTGTTCTTAGAGAAAGAAGTGAAACCTTCCTTCTTATTGCCCATGCGGTTATGAGATCCGCCTCCTTCAGCAGAGCCGCCTACCTCTCCGGGGCGACCTTCATGTCCCCAGTTGCCAGAGCCGGGACCGCCATCAGTAGTTGGTCTGTCTATAATCTCGCCGTTCCACTGATAGTAAGGATTCTCCACCTTAGGATACTTTTGCTTCCAGAAAGCAGGATAGGCTCCGCCATTCATAAACAACTCAAGCGCTTCCTTATGATCTTCGGATGCCCCTTCCTCAAGATGCCACATAGGGGTTGCTTTGAAATATTCTGATCTGGTAAATTCGGGTGCTTTAACAGTCATTATTTAACCCCCTTAATGTATCTTTCGAGTTCTTCGCCTACAGCCTTAGCTACGGCTCTAGGAGTTTTACTGCAACGGTACTCAGCCCATGCTTCAGCCAAGAACTCAGCATCATGGTTCTTTCCGGGGTTTGCAGCATATCCAGAAACAGAAACCCTGCATTCATCTGTAGAAAGGTTCAGCTTTTTGGACACAGCATCGAGAATTCTGGATGGTATATTCTTTTCACCGTTGTATTGCAAATGATGCTCGATCTCATGGCAATATTCGTGTTCAATGAGATACCTCACACCGCTAACCCCAGGAGGACAGTGACCAACGGAAACATCGAACGCAATATCGGAATCCATGAAATGCTTGCTTTTGGCTCTAATTCTTACGCCATGATAATAATGAGAATGGGCTTGTGCGGTTTCAGATAACTTGTCGTAATCTCCTTCAGAATCCTTGTCAGTCTTGATTCCACCGAGCTTCCCTTTGAGCTGCGGATATGACGAAAACAGATCATCGATAGCTGTAGCGGTATCTCTTGCGAGAGGTGCATCCATTCCTTTGAACGTTCCGACATTGTTCTGATCGGGGTTATCCTCGAAACGATCATCTCCATAACTCGAGAAGTATCCCTTGCTGGAAACATACATTGCTGCATCGCCTGCAGTCAAACAATCATCAGGCGTTTTGAAGTGTTCTGCTGCTGCTTTTCTGATTTCCTCTGTCAGTTTTTGCTCCCTGATCTGTTTTTGGTCCATATCGTCCGGGATTTTTCGTGTTTTGTAAGCTTCTTCTATTTCCTTTCGAAGCCGATCCAGTTCAGTGATTTTGTCCCGGCAGACTTCCTCAAAACGAACATGGTTAGCAGCATTCTTGCTGCGTTCCTCATCGATTTCGTAATCTCCGAGGTCGATTTCCTCCTTGAAAAACAGTTCGCCGGTCATCGCATCAATGATGAATGGTGCATCAGTTGGGCATTCAAAGACCTCGTCACCTTTTTTGAGGTGGATAACTATTCCCTCTTCTCCCTCAAGGTTTTTCAGAATGGCCTCGCTAATTTTGACAGGCTTCGGTTTTGTGGATTCCTTTTCAGTTTTCCCTTCCGTGGAGGAGCTACCCTCAGGAGCAGAACCTCCAATCTTTCCCTTGCGGCCCTTATGACCGAAGTTTCCAGATCCGGGACCGCCGTCTTCGTTGTCATTGAACAGGCAGTCTTTGAGAATCTCAAGACTGTCAGCAAAAGGCGGGAACAGAGAGGGTTCCAGCATCTCCAGTTTTTCCATTGTGACGAACATGGGATTGACAATCTCAAGATCGTTGCAGCTCACTTCGCCATCGAAGTCTGTGCAAAGGAAGATGTGGGATCTCAGTCCGCTTTCAGGTTCCAGAGGGCCGATGCCCACAGGGATCAGCTCCTTGGGCGTGATGCCGAACTCCTCCTGAGTCTCACGGATGGCAGACTGCTCATAGGTTTCTCCCTTCTCACCATGACCGCCAGGGCCACAGATCAGGCCATAGCCAGAGTCATTGTGCCGGAAGCCGCAAAGAATCTTGCCGTCCTTGACAACCAGAACACCAACGCCATAGGGTGCTTCGTCCTGATTAGAAATCTCTTTGACTTCCTCTTCACTCATATCCTGAGGCAGCTTTGTTGCTGCAGGAGCATTGGCAGGGGCACTGCCTTCAGTGCCGGGATCAGTTTCATGTTCTTCAACAGCTACATCGGTCGGCATCTGTTTGGGAGCAGTAGGAGCATGACCTGCAGAACCAGAAGGCAATCCCAGAGGTTCAACACCGGCCTGTTCAGTACCAGGGATCAGGCCTGGATTCTCAGCTTCCTGCTGCTCATAGATAGCCATGAGGTCTTCTTCACTCTCATACTCATCCAGAATGGTGTCGATGTCGAACTCATCACTGTCAGCCAGACTGCGGCGGATTTCAGTGGAGTCAATGACTTCCATATCCCGGTAGATCTGCACGGTCTGAGCCTTAATCAGAGCGGTTGCAGCTTTCTTACTATCAAGTTCAGCCTGTTCAGTGTCACTCATGGTCTTCAGCGGATTGAACTCTATCTTAATCTTGGGCACCTCGTCCACTTCTCCGGTTCGCACTCCAGCTTGGAAGATAACAGACAGCAGATACCGCAGGTTGCTCTTCAACATCCGCTTCTGGATTCTCTGGACATAGCTGTACCAGTTTTCCAGATCACTCTCTCCGGTGGAATTCATACCAGCAGGAGATCGGCCAAACAGGATAGTCTGGGGAATATTCGTCAGAGCAGACAGATAATTACAGGTGGCATCAATAACATCAGCCACGCCAGTAAACTGGAAGGATTTGAAATCATAGTCTTCATTCTCACTGTCGATGACCAGGCTGCTCAGGAAGCTGCGGGCAAGGTCGATGACCTGCAGTCTCTTGAGGACCTGGCTTTCTCCTTCGTCCGTGGCAAGCAGCACGGACAGATCTTTCATCTTATACACAGGCTGCACAGACCGATCCAGCATTTTGGGTGCGGTTCCATGAGCCAGTTCAGAGTCTCTGATGGCACGATGGATTCTAATGTACTCGGGCATACCCCAGAGCTGGTAATTCGTATTACTGCAGTTCTCGGGCAGAACACCGTTTTGGAAAACGAGGCATCTGCTCTCATGCACAGTAAAGGAACCGTACCGGCTGTTCACATGGTAGAACTCAGGCATTCCCAATCGAGATCCCCTTGTGCGGAAGGGATCTCTGGGGTCATACTTGAACATGGTCGAATAGTCAGGCTGGATGACAGATCGGTCATATACCCGGATATCATCGATAGACTTGATCCGCTTCCAGTTCAAGGGTTCTTCCAGGCCGCCTCCGTCATTGATCAGCATGACAGCAATTGCACCACCAAAGAGTCGTGCCCACTTAATGCCGGTCATTGCTACTTCTTCCCAGTCCAGCTCATCCAGAGCTTCCTGATAGAAAGACTCCACTTCCTGATCGGATACATCCTTCAGGGTGAATCCGTGTTTGATGGCTTCTTCAGCGGGAGCGTCAATTACCTTGGCGAACAGGCCGTTGCCTTCATACAGCAGAGTCAGGGAGTCATCCGGAATATCAGGTTCAGGGGCGAACTTGTAATGCTCCGTGGTGTCCTTTGAAGTACCGTACCGGTTCATCATGTTCATGTAACCGTCAGTACGGTACGGGCGAACCGCCTTACCAGTCTGCTGCTCGATCATGTGAGCATAGCGCTGGATTCTTTCGGCCTGTTGCTTTTTCTTGTCGTTCATTGGTATCACCTCGCAGCAATAATTAAAGCCACCCTTGTTGATAAACAGAGGCGGCCACCTAAAGATGTATTACAGCAGACTGCTGATGTTGTAGTTGGACGATGTAAGCTCCTCAAAGGAATCAGAGCTTGCGTCAACCATATCGTCATGCTTGGATTCAGGGAAGGACTCCAACTGAGACAGGTAGATGTCGTTCCAATCTGCAAGCAGAACAGAAACATTGCCATTCTGCCATTGAGCAGCGAACGGTGTTGCTCTCAGTTCCTTACTGCCGGATACCGCTACAGCCTTGACTGTAAAGCCAGACAGCAACTTGACATATCTCTGGGCCACGATCTTGCCTGCGGCACCAGGGTCCTGCGGAATCCTGATCTTGTACTTATAGCCATACTTCTGGCGGTCTATCATAGCTGTGTTGAGAATCAGCTTTTCCACATCGCCAGCCTTGATCCGCTGATTTATGACATCAAGCACCACAATGGTTCTATCTTTCCGGATTCCCATCAGAACACCGGAAGTGAAGTCGGGATCTCCACTTTCCTTGTCGCTTGTGGCAGCCAAGTCCCAAGCTCTGCAGACACCCTGAATATCGGATGGGATCGCAGTGATAAACTCCACCTGAGACCGTTTGAAGTACAGACCGGCAGATGCCTTGATCTTCCAGTTACCATTCAGAAGTCTCTCTCGCTCAACCTCGGACAGTGCTTTCAGGTTTGCAAGGTACTGAGGGTTGACCTTCAGCAGCTCCTTGTTATCCTGCAGCTTGGACATGATGAAGGTGACCGATCTAGGCTCAGCCTTCTCTTCTTCAGTGGTGAGGTTGAATTTCTTCCACAGTTCCTGCCGGGTGTTTGCCCAGTGAAGCTGCTCATTCCGGCGGATGAACCACCGGATCTTTCCGCTCCGCTCAGGGATTGGATATCCGGTATCCTGGTCGATCCACCATTCGATGAACTTTGCAACCCAGCTATCCGCATCAGGGTTGCAGGTGGCCCGGACAAAGGGAGATACACCGCAGGTTGATCTGTTACGGGACAGCATATAGAAGAATATCTTCTCGCTGAAGTGCGTCAGCTCATCGAATCCCAAAAAGCAGATCTGTGAGCCCTGCCATTTAGGTAGCTCGGCTTCTTTCTCAATGTGGGCGAATTTCACCGACGATACAATTTGGCCTTCATCGTTGCAGAACTTCCATCTTCCAAGAGACATCTGCGGCTGAGCGCCTTTTATACCAGAGTACATTTTCGTGGCTTCATCCCAAAGACCGCCCTGGGCAAATATCTGATTGAAATTCTTACGGAAGATCGTACCACCAAAGCCAGGTACGTTCTTATAACGGAGGGGGGTCAGCAGCAAACCATACGATTTGCCACCACCGGCAGCTCCGCCATAGATCGCAATTTGTGCAGGTGTTGCCACTACATAAACTGCTCTTGCGGACCCTTCTGGGGTCTAAGAACAGTTGCCATAGTGCATCACCTCCTATTCTGCGACATCAGCATCCGTTTCCGGAGGCATCTCGCAGGCTTCCTCGGTCATCACCTCAGGCATATAGATG